TATAGGTGTAAGCGTCAGCAGGGTAAAGGAATTACTGCGGGGTTATGAACGGCACACTAAAAACTTGGTAGAGAGCCTCGTCCCTTTACGCGAATACATAAAACAACTAGGAGAAAGCAAATGAACTGCCCCAACTGTGAACGATATAAAAAGAGCGCATCCATGTGGCGCAACAAAGCCTACGAGTTGAACGGCACACCCCTGCCGTGGGACAGGGAAGAGTTGTGGGTTGGGCTAACTGAGGATGAGGTTGCGGACTTGCGGGATAACACTATCGGCTTGTCAGATTTAATTCTCGCGGTCGAAGCCAAACTAAAGGAGAAGAACACATGAACGAAGAAAAAACACCACTGAAACTACTTAACCTTACAGTGCGTAGTGAGCATTTGTTAAAGCGTGGGAGGGTCTATGACATTGAGACACTTCAGTCAATGGACCCTAAAGACATTCTCGCTATTCCGGGTTTCGGTAAGAAGTCTTTGGCGGAGATTATGGAGAGATTACTTGTGTATGAAAACACACAAGAGCGCAAAGTAATGGCAAAAAACCGCCGAGTAACACCCGTAGCGTGGATAAAGATACGCGAGTTGTCGTATATGAAAGCCGTAGCCGAACACGGCAAAGATGACTGGCAGACTAACCTCGGCTTGAAGCCTGAGCCTGATGATGAGGGCTTGTACACAGAGACGCAGGTGCAACGAATGATTGAACTGCTTGAGCGTTGCGAGAACGAGATGCGCTATGCCGGATGGACTAAGTATGAGTCCGATAACACAGCAAGGAATGGTGTGTACGAACAAGTGAAGGAGTTTTTGAAATGAGCACATTCCAAATGAAAACGACAGAGATAGCCATCGAGATGGACGGCCTGCACATTACTACGGTGAGTAAACCAGAACATCACCCGCACGAACATATTGAACCTGACGAGGCGCGGATTGGCGACTTTCACATGAGCCTGTTTACGCTGGATGAATGGGTGGAGTTTTCTGGGCTGATTGAAAAAGCAATTAAAGAGGTGACCAAATGAGCGGAGAACACAATATGAATCAAAACCAAGACATTGAACGGTATAAAAGCCAGATTGAACGCCAGTGCGAGGAGATGCAGGCTACGATTGACCTGCTAAAGGCAACAGTGGAAACACTGTACCTACGCCTTAAACCAGTAATGGTAGACGCACCAATGCGCTCTGCTACCAATGAGGTGTCGCCAGTATCATCACCACTTGGGTTGTCCATCAATCAATACAGACAGCAGACAAGTGCCGTGATTGATGAGATGGTACATATCATTGAAAGCCTTGAGATATGAGCAAACTAAAAACTTTAACCATCCCTGACCGCTACAAAGTAGAGGCAAAGGCTGTGCTAAACGAGGCGATTGACGAAACGCCCGATACAGTTATCGTGCTGTGCTTTTGGAAAGACCAAGGCCAGTTCAAGATAAAGACCTCTGCTATGCAAGACAGGCTGGTGTTGGTTGGTGCGCTTGAAGAAGCCAAAAACAAAATTCTTGTGGATGGGTATGCGTCATGAAACCACTTAGCAAACTACACCAAGAGGCAATCATCAAAGCCAAAACCGATGCTGACAAAAACAAAGCGGCGGCAATGGCGATGATTGAGACACCCATCGAAATGATTAAAGCCATCATGCTCAAACACGAACTGGCAGTCATCGAGGTTATGCGCGAGTTGCATGAAGCCAAAGATGCCGCAGTCAGGGTAGAGCGTCAGCGAATTGTTAACCTGTTAATGATTCAGCACGAAGCCGCAAACGGAGCGCACAACTACTGGCAAGTTGCGGCAAACTTAATTCAAGCAGACATAGCGAGTGACACATGAGACCCGATTCGCCTTGCATCGCGGTATGCACTACTCTGTATGACGAAGTGTGTAAGGGTTGCGGCAGAACCTACATCGAGGTGGCTAACTGGGTGTTTATGACAGATGAGGAGCGCGAGGTTGTGTGGCAACGCATCGATGCCGAAGCTACCGCTTGGCGCTACAACACATACAAGGATAGAACATGATCGAAGATTACGTAATGAAGTACGACGCTAACAGCATCTATGTCAGAGCCGCAATCGTTGGTGGGCTTGGGTGGATGTTAAAAGACAAAGTACATTATGCGGCGCTAGTAAAGATGGTGGAATACGTACGCAAACAAGAGCGTCTTGCCATTACTGGAGAAGACGAAGACGGGAGGTGCTAATGAAGAAACAGCGGATGATAAAAATGGGCGCGATCAGTTACGCCAAGATGATTCGACTGATGCTTGAGGGTGAGTATTCATGCGAAGAGTTGGCTGACCTAACAGGGTTGCACTACGTAACGGTGCTTCAGTACACACGAGAGCTACATCTTGCGGGAGCTGCCCATATTAGCGAATGGCGTAAAGACCGACTAGACCGTGACAACGTGAGGATTTACAAAATTGGACACAGTTTTGACATGCCACGGTTTCGTATGTCTCACAAAGAAAGGCAAAGGCGCTATAAAGCGCGAAAGAAAGCTGAAGCTGTATGAGTACTAGCCGCATGCCAAGCGCGAAAGAACTTGAGTCTGTTCAGCGCAAAGTAAATCTTGTACTAGGTATATCAGGGCAGAAGGACGAACAAATCAATGTGCTGGTGCATGCGCTATCTAAACTCAGCGCCACGCATGGGTTAGAAATGGCAAGTGTTATAGCCGCGTTGTGTGAGTCTTACATGCTTTATGTTGAAATAATGCGTATAGAACGCGAAGGAGAAGATGATGACGAATAGATTGAAACTTACACTCAAACCCAAAACAGAATGGGATAGCTGGAAAGCAGAGTTAGCCGTAGCGCAGAAGCGTACACATACGTCGATGAATGGCGACAACTACCACCCCGCAGAGTTAAGCGCACCGGCGGTAAGACACGGCGCAGATGACCACATGAAGTGCCCAAGTCGTAACGGCAACATGTTGCAATACCGTGACGGCAAAGAGGAGAAGGTGCAAGTATGAACGACGATTTACCCGAGCCACTTGGTCGAGGCGTAAGCGACATAGACAAACTTGAAGAGTTATGGCGCTTGGTTAAGAAGGGTATTGTCTTAGCCGTATTGTTGGGCGGTGCTGGTTTTATAGCTGGCCTGTGTTGGATTTTTATTGGAGCGTAATTTTGAAGAATCTCAGTATAGCGTTTTACCCGTGCCCCGAATGCGGGAGACAGGCTAAGTGTTTAGAGGTCCGCAAGCGTGTAAGCGCTACTAATACGTGGAAATACAGACGTTATGAATGTTCTGGCGAGCACAAGTTTTCTACGGCGGAACAGATATACAAGCCTGTACAAAACCGTAAACCAGACTTACCTACAACGGAGATAGAAGATGACTGAAGAAGAACGTGAACTAGACCTACAACTTGGAGACATGATTCGTGAAAACCACACACTCAAAAGACGACTCGAAATCGCAGTCACGGAAGCCTTGCGACTACGACATAAACTCGAACACATTTACGCCCTCAGCCAACTGGCCCTTTCCGAGGACGTTGCCGACAGAGAAGGAGGTGCAGAGACGATTACGCACGATGACAAAGCGTCGTATTGAGAACATGGACGACGCACCGTTTTGAAAGGAGATAGGACTATGGAAGAAGAAACAAAGCGAAGAGGACGGGGCCCCGGTAAGAAACCCGCACTCATTTGCACGAGCCTGCGGTTGACGAAGGATGTTATGGACTACTTCAGCAACCACTACCCGCAAACTAAGCAGGCCAAGATGAGAGAAATTCTTACCAATTTTGTTAAACAACAAGGAGAAAGTAACTATGGCAAATAAAAAGCACTCAAACAGCGTAGCTGGAAAAATCCGTGCGTACATGAAACAGCACCCAACTGCACGCCCAACGTTTATAGCGGAGCAGTTAGGTGTAAGCCTACAATCGGTGTACACCGTACGGTACGACGTCAAGAAAGCGAAGAAAGCTAAGCAGAAGCAGGAGGTTATAAAGACTGTATTAGCCAAGCTCGACGCTGGCGCTAACGGTACGTCAGTATCAGATATGGTCAACCACCCACCGCACTACAAGGTCGGTGGCATCGAGACGATTGACTTCATCAAAGCCAAGCTGGACAAAGACGAGTACATCGGGTACTTGCGCGGTAACGTGCTCAAGTATGCAAGCCGACTCGGTGCGAAAAGCAATGCGTCAGAAGACGCAGGCAAGATGGCATGGTACTCAACTGAACTAGCCAAAGCAATGAGAGCGTAACCCCTAACATGTTAGGGTAAGTACTAGCCACCTTCGGGTGGCTTTTTTTTCGCCTGTGTGTTGACAAAGTATAAAGTTGTGTTAAAGTGTCCGAATGGCGGCAACCCCAGAAGCTAAAGTCAAGGCGAGGATCAAAGCGCTTCTGCAAAAGCACGGCGTGTACTACGCCATGCCAATCGGTACAATGTACGGCAATAGCGGGGTTCCAGATTTTTTGTGTTGCATAAACGGGCGGTTCTTGGGCATCGAAGCCAAGGCCGGTAAGGGCAAGCCGACTGCGTTGCAACTGAAGAACATGAGAGATATTGAAGCGGCTGGCGGTGTAACGGCAGTCATAAACGAAACAGGGTTAGAGTCGTTAGAGACTTTGTTAGGGATGATGAAAAATGCAAATAGTAACGATTGACTTTGAAACTTTTTATTCGCGCACGTACAGCCTGAGTAAGATGACCACGGAAGAGTATGTTCGTGGTGACGAATTTCAAGTCGTTGGCGTAGCGGTGCAAGTAGACGACGGTGAGCCTGAATGGTTCAGTGGCAGCGACGAAGAAACCTTGCAGTTCTTACAGAAGTTTGAATTTGAGAAGAACCTTGCGCTAGCGCACAACGCCATGTTTGATGCCGCCATTCTCACTTGGCACTACGGCATAAAGCCCAAAGGTTGGTTGGACACTCTGAGCATGGGTCGAGCCCTGCACGGTACTGAGGTAGGTGGTAGCCTCAAGGTGTTAGCCGAGCATTACCAGTTGGGCGTTAAAGGCACCGAAGTGGAAAACGCACTTGGGTTTCGCCGAGAGGATTTCAGCCATGAACATTTGGCGCGGTACGGTGAGTACTGCCGCAATGACGTTGCGCTTACGTACAAATTATTTGCCTCGATGTCGCACC